CCCACACTTTATTGCTGTTTGCATCTAGTATTATCCAGTTTGGAGCACTGTATACTATTGAAAATGTTTTTCCTCCAAAGTCAAAGAATATATCATATCCTATTAAAGATAATGCATTGTCTTTAACATAGGCAACAGATGTTTCTGTTCTACCATTTACGTCTTTTAACGTAAAAGTTAACCCTTCACATGGAGAGGTAACTGCTGCTGGGGCTTTTACTCCAGCTTGTATACAGTCTTTACAAATTGCCATTGTAGTTTATTAACAACCACATGCACATGTTTCAGTGCAGAAGTCTTTAGCTTTATTGTATTTGTTAATAGCGTCTGTAATGTTTGTGTCTGAGTATGCAGAATGTTGTGCTGATTTAATCAGTAGGTCAATCTTTTCGGCCTTTCTTAGGTCTTCATCACATCTATCACAATGACAGTGACAGTCGATGGCTGCTTGCACTAAAGCTGCTACACAACAATAAATTTCAGCAGCTCCTACTGAATAAACTGTGGGTTTAAGAGTGTCAACAGTATCTGTTATACTGATAACCCCATTAAATAACTCCCCAGCTGTTTCGTGATCTAATATCCAAGTGATGTCTCCAGCTACTGCTGTTAATACTCCACTAGTTAAAGTTACATCTGTCATGTAATTATAGTAGGTGAAATTAACAGTTGATGGCACTCCTGATGCTACGACGGTTATCTTCTTGCAGTCAGGGGCTATAGTTACTGAATTAATTACTGTGGCCATTAGATAGTTTTTGTAAAGATAATAAAAAGCAGGGGATTACTCCCCCACTTTTTAATGATTAATTTTAGATTAGAATCTAAGATCGGTGTTAGTAGCTCCCCAGTTAGCAGCAGAACCACCAAGGAAGATTGTATCAAGAGTGGTTGAACCAGCAGCAGTTACTTTAGAGTAAATTTTGATGTTGTTCAACTCACCTGCACGAGCAATACCTGTGTCTGCTGGGTGATTGTGAGCATAAGAAATTTCAGTAACTTCGTATGTATTTGCGGCACTAGCAAAAGTGTCAAAAGGCATTGGGAAGTACATACGGTTGAAGTTTCCGTAACGAGCACGTTGTGACTTTTCATCAGAAAGAGCCAATAGGTAGTGACCTACACCAGCATCTCCAGCACCTGCTGTAGCAGTAATAGCTGAAGCATAAGTTGCAGTGTTGTTACAAGCTACATCAAAGATAACTCCCATGTGACGAGCAACAAGTGTTACTACACCAGAACCATTGTCAGATACGGTGAAAATGTCATTAAGGATTTTGTTACCTTGAATAGCATTAGTAACAGCAATACCTGCATTAGCTACTGTTGTGCCAGTAGGAATTTCTACTACTGGGATTACAGTTCTACCAGCAGAGAAGTTACCGAGCAATGGAAAAGTTTTACCACCACCAGACAAATCTAAAGCTGGATCAGCAGGAGTAGTAAAAGCTTGATACAAAGTTGGGTAAGTACGAATTGCTACTTTGAACAAGTAACTAGCTCCAGTTGGAACTGTTGCACTAAAAGTAGCAGCAATGCTGTGACGAACAGGAGCTTGGTACTGAGTATATGCAATTCTCTTGATATCTTTAACATCAATCAAAGGAGAAGCAAAAGAGTTACCAGCTGCAGTTGTTTGTACAATCTGAATAGGACCAGCTGCAGCTATCATGCTAGTAGCAATATATGCTGAAGTAGCTGTATCCCATACACCTATTGTGGTAGATGCAAGAGCAGCATTTGCCAAAAACGTAGAACCAGTCAATGGGGCTCCAGTGTTTGAAACAAATACTTGATTTAAATTAGAAGGTGCCATTTTTATAAAATTTAGGCGTTAAACACATTATTTGAATTATTCACTCTCTAGGTTTTCCATCGATTGTGAGTTATACCTTTGGGATTCAATTCCCTCCAGTATGCTTTTAATAGTCATCTCTACAATTTCTTGGTGAGTGTGTTCTGGTAGTTCACATCCAACACTATTAGTTATAGAGATGGCCTTTGGTTTTCTTATATAAACGATGAATACTTTAGGGACAACAAAAGTGTTATCTGTGTAAACATCGATAAAATTCTCTTTTACAGAATAAGGTATGTAATCAAAAGAGGTCCTGTTAAATGGATCTTTCATGATTGTTGGAATGTCATCACTTTGAGAAAACCAACATTGACTTATTCTTATATCGGCAGTAGGAGCAGACCTTCTAGTTATAGAGTAAGTTGATTTAACTGTCTCATCTCTGTAAGTAGAAAGTGCCATTGATCCACCTGCAGGTTTCCAAGTAGTTCTAATGTACCCTCCACCTACTGGGTCGGGAGTTAAAACTATACTTGAATTACCAAAATAAATATGATTACTATCTACAGGAGGGTCAATTGCAGCTCCTGTATCATTTAAAGTTTCTACTACATTAGCATTATTAGATGGGATAAACCCATATAAGTAATTGCTAGTAATAGCTAGAGTATCTCTCGATATCTCATCTCCATACGGAGTGTTTATCAAACTACTCCAATTTGTCCCATCAAAGTAAGCTATTCCTACTAGTACAAAGCCTGGTGTAGGAGGAGTCAAATCTACTTTAACCCAATCAGTATTAGCAGTTATGTTTTGCAAATAGTTGAGTATAGATCCGTTACAATTGTAGTGGGATTCTGCTGAAACAGATACAAGGAAAAGGTAATCCAGAGGTAGGGTTGCCCTTTCCATGTATATGTTTGAATTACTTGTGGTATAAATGAACCCACCTAATGCATCAAAAAGAAAGCCTCCAGTAGAGATAGTATTAGAACTAGTAGTTACTACTAGGTTTCTTAAATCGTCTACTCTTTTTTGAGACTGTTCAAATCCCTTACCCTGTCTGTTAGATCCTGCATTATACCGTTGCTTGACAAATCTCATCATAGCAATGTTTAATTCAAAGTCTATCTCTTGAGGTAAGAGGATGTCAGCCTGGAAAGATGCAATCTTTTGCACCCCCAGGTTGACAGCTATATGCATTTCGTTTACGGTCATCTATTATGATACTTCTTTGAGCCTTGCTCTCATTGTATTTATTTGGCCAGAGTTCTTCTTGTTTTTAAAGTAAACAATTGCATCTTTCATATCCTCTCCGATTGTTTCGTCTTGGAAAATCACTTGATTCCCAATTCGACGGAAGACATCTTTTGCAATCATTTCTTCAATCTCTGCTTGAATTTCTAAGTTGTCGTCCATGCAGTATTTCAAGAATTTTTCTGGGTTACTTCCTTTATAATCGTACAGGGTATTTTCAATTTCCATGTCTGAAAGTCTTTCTGGATCTCCATCCACAAGAACTCTAAGCAACATTTTCATCTTTTCGACGTTTCCAGTGAGTTTAATAAACTCTTTGTCAGCATCTTTTCTAACCTGCACTTTAGCATTCTTTTTAAGAAGATCTTTCTGTGGATCGTAGATATAAAATCTTTTATTCGAATCCATTTTCATTTCTTCTTCAGAGATTGCTACATGTCTGTGTTTGAGGCACCACTTATAATATATGTAATCCATTGTATTAAGTGGACTGCCATCATCATAAGTACCGATCTCAAGTTCTGCTCCTTCAAAAGGGACTTTAAGGCTAAGACTAGCCCAGAAGTCTTTTGTTTTTGCAGGCCATTCTTGGTGACCAGCTGGTACATCAACAAAATTTTTCAATAATTTTTCCTCTTCTTCTCCATCAACTCCTTTGAGTGGGAGACGATCTACAAACATAGATCCGAGTTTAACTTTTGCTCCAGCTCTGATTTCCTTTGGAAGGTGATTCAGAACTTCTTTGCGTCTGATAATAACTTTACGTTCCATAATTAGTTCTTTTTATTAGTTAAGCTTGGGGAAAGAATAACCCAAGGTTTTATATATTTTTAAAAGGGGGCTTTGACACCCCCTTTTTATTGCAAACCAAACACAAATTACGATGCAACACACTGCATGTCCAAACTAGTATCAAAACGACGAAGCAAGATACCAGCAGTCTTCAGCATGTGAACAGATGCACCGTCTATGTCACTAGCACGGGTGTCAGTTTCAGTAAATCCTTTTGGAACAACTGAACCTGCTACACACCAGCGAAGAAGTTCACGGCCTTTCTTATTTACCATTTGAAGATTGTTTTCACCATCATAAGTAGACTGGTCAACAAATGTCATACGGTAAGACTCAAGTGGAAGACCAGATACTGGGTGCTTCTTAGAAGCTTGAGCCACAGGACCGTGATCGAACAAAGGAGACTTAACTACGTTAACATGGTGACCATCTACGTGTTGGTAGCTAGTAAAGTAACCAGTGATACCAAGGTTACGACCAGAACCAGTGATGAAGTATGGTTGAGTAGTTTGAAGATATGAGTTAGCACCATAGTATGACTTAAGTGCCTTATCAAATTCACGAGCACCACCAATACCAGTGTACAAAGTAACTTGTTTGTCAGTAGCATCAGTCATACCATAGAACAAATCACCGATAGTCTCCTCAAGTTTAGCTTGAGTAAGAGTAGAGTAAGTGTCTTTGTTGATGATTTGCTCAAACAAACCAGGACCAGAGATTACAGGTTGACCATTCTCATCGAGCATAGTGCTAACACCATTAGCATCGTGAGTCTTTTGACCGTACCAGTAGTACATTTCACATTCTTCTTTGAACTTAAGCATGTGACGGTACTCTTCGTAATCCATCCACAACTTAGTTTTAGAACCTTCTTTCAAAGGCAATTCGAACTGAGCTACATAGTCTTTAGCATTTCCAGAGAAGTGGTAAGACTTACGTACAGTACCAATCTTAGAACGAACAAGACCTGGAGCAGTCCAGTTAGATGCATTACCACGTGAGAAGTCAATACCCACGTTAGCATACAACATACCCCAAAGAGCACCTGGAGAAGCATCTGCAATAGATACTGAAGCAGTATCAGGAGATACAATCTTCAATGCATATTTCCAACCACCACCATCAGCAATTGGCTCACTCATAATACGAGCAAGAGCACCAGATTGAGATACCAAGGTGTAAGGGAAAATAAACCACTTATCAGGGAAAGTGATAAAAAAAGTAGATCCACCACCACCTACAACAGCACCTGGTGCTGCTGAGATTACAGGACGAACATTGATTTCGTGAGTTTTAACACGATACTCATACTCGAAACGGTCGATAGAACGAGTATTACCTACACCTTCAGTCAAGAAGGATAGTGGGAATTTCTTCTCTTCACGACCTGCCAAGTGAGTGATAATCGGAGAAAGCTCCGCTGGACGTTCCATAAGTGCATTTGCCAACGAGTTACTGTCGGTCATCTGCGAATCGTTATAGTACGTCTTAAGTACTTGCATTAATGACATGATTCTATAATTTTAAAAGTTAATTGTTGTTTGAGTTTTATTCAAACAGCTTCTTCATATCCAGTTGGTCTGGATCAAATTTCTTAGTTCTGTTCCTTTCTACCTTTCCGTAGTTTTTAACTCTCTCTTCGTTACGTTGGATTTTATCTCTCAAGTTCATTACACTTTCGGTCTTAGCCTTAGTGGTAATGATATCTTGAAGATTCATTCCTTTGTACATTAAGTAGTCAATAGCCAGTTTAACATCGAGGTCTGAATTAGAATAATCCATATCTCTACGTGTTCTGCCTGATTTATCTACAGGTGCGGAA